GGTCAGTCTGGGTCGTAAAAACTTCCTGTTCTTCGGCTCTGATCATGGTGGTGAGCGGGGAGCGCTACTGTACAGCCTGATCGGGACGTGCAAACTGAATGACGTGGATCCAGAAAGCTACCTTCGCCATGTGCTTGGCGTCATAGCAGACTGGCCGGTCAACCGGGTCAGCGAACTGCTTCCGTGGCGCATAGCACTGCCAGCTGAATAACACATCCCCGTCAATACGGCCCTCGCTGTACGCTTACAGTAGCTCTGGGTATGAAGCTGTTTGTAACTCATGTTACAGTAATGGCTATTACTATCTCGAAGGTGCAAAATGTATATTGATTTGATATTTTATAAATTTACTTCGAATCTGGCACGTCAACTTTTGATTAAAGTAATATCAGTTTTCGGCGAAAAAAGGACCGTGTACATGAGACGATTTCATACAAGAATAACAAAAATATGAATATGCTCCCAATGCAATATATGTTTTGCATTGGGAGCAAATAGCGGAATATTTTGAAATTATTGTATTTCTGCTTCAGAATTTCCTGGGCAGTATATATTTTCTATTTTTTGTGGAGTGATCAGGTGATGTACAACTGCTTTATCTACACATAAATTAACTCCGGTGAGAGCTAATGTATGCCCATCACCATTTATTGTTAGTAACGGGCTGGAAAATTTCTCTGCCATCTTACGGGCATTAATCCAGGGCGTTGTTGGGTCGTATTTGTGTGCTACAAACAGTAAACCAGAGGGCAGAACAGTATTTTTCAGGCGAGTTTTGTTCAGGTCGCTATGTATTGGCCATAATTCACAAAAATCAGGTGAATCGGAACGTCCATTGTCAAAGTTAATAGCCGGGAAGGCATTCGCAAGAGCCTCTTTTCGGAATTTTCGCTCTTCTGGTGTTAATTGCTCATCCCCCTGATCTACACAAAGGATTACCCCCGAAGCATCACTTGACTCTTCTGAGGCTATCGGAGCACTGAGCGCAGTTTCAATTTCATTACTGACAATCCCCTGAGAGAACTGGCGTATGGCAGTTGCAAGGGTTGGCCATGATGAACGCCATAGCAGAAGGTCTGTTGTTAATGATATGAGTTCATCTGAAGATATATTTTCTCCCTTACTGTCTAATAAAGGTTTGTGATGTAATTTTGATAATAGCTCATGGAACTGAGTTATTGCCTTATCTCTGTCTGAAGAAAGCGGGCAACTTTTTGTACGCGCACACCAGGATGCAAAGCGATCAAACGTTTCCTGATAACTCTGTGCCTGTTTGAGTTGCCATGTGAAGTTGTCCTCCAGGTCATCGATATCGACGACTCCATCAAGAACGATAGATCTTACGTTGTAGGGAAAACGTTCTGCATATAAGGCTGCAATTTGAGTTCCATACGAATACGCCACGGCTGTCAGTTGTTTATCCCCCAAGGCTTGCCTAATACGATCAATATCGTATACAGCCTCGTTAGAGCCGATATGGCGAATGACTTCGGCTCCGGTATTATGGATACAGGCATTAATTTTATTTAATACTTGTTGCTTTTCGGTTATGTTTTCCTGAGTCTCTGTATCTGATTGCCGGCAGTTTATTGTCGGAGTGGACTGCCCGACGCCTCGAGGATCAAATCCAATAATATCCCATGACTCACGAAGATTTGTGACTGGCCAGTCAAAGTTAATATAAGGATTTATGCCTGGTAACCCGGGACCACCACTTATTATCAGGATACTTCCTTTATGCTTGCTTTTTGCCGGCAATTTTGTCAACGCTAGTTTGACTTGTGATTTTTTTTCATAAGAAGCATCTCCGCCTGTGTCTGTATATTTTAATGGAACAGACAAATAACCACATAGTAAGTCAGGAGACGGTTTTTCCTCACCAAACCAGTGGTTGAATTGACTGGCCATACAGGATTGCCACTGTATCTGCTGGGCAGATACGGTTACTGGTAGAAGTAACGTTAAAACAACTTTGAAATGAGTAATTATTTTTCGCATTGTGTCTCTGAATATCGGAATAAAGATAAAATTTGAATATATTGAGGTCTTGTGTTGCGGTAAGAGATTACACGTTATGACATAGGTTAAATGCTTACAAAATTAGTGGATATTGTCTACTTGTAACTGTAAACAAATTCCCCGGGGTTATACAATACCACCGGGGAGAAAATCTGGTTAACTTCGTTAAAAGGTGTACTTAAGACCAGCAGTAGTGATGAAGTTATAGTTTTCTATGCCTGCACCATTTTTGCTGTAGTCTGAAGTGTTATCATTGTGATCATAAAGTGAAGTATTACCTTTTTTATTCGTAACCCGATTCCATGTGCCTTCAACATAAACTTTTGCGTTAGGTGTTACGTAATAACCTGCATTGACTGAAACAGAATAGTAATTTTGGTCTTTGACTTTACTGCGATAAGTGATTCTTTTTCCTGGGTCATAGTGCTCATCGTTATCAGATGCTTCCACCCAGCCGCTGTATTTAAATGTGCCACCTAGCTCAAAATCTTCATAACGATAACTTCCAGTCAAGCCAATGTAGGGCATTTTAAAACGTTGTTTGTAGCCGATTGCTCTTTCTCCATTCGGGAAGGAGCCGATATCATCTCTGAATCCCTCCTCAGAACTGTAGATATAGGAACCACCTCTGGCTGTAAAGCTATAACGGCTTTCCTGATATCCGGCCATGAGTCCCAGGCGGTAATTGGGTTCGTTGAGGAGCCAGCCTTTGATATTCAGATCAAATTCGTTGGCATAATTGAGTTGTGTATCAGGGTGTCTACTTTCATCCGTCCAGGTTCCGGGGTTACTGGAATCCATCCAGTCCTGATCGACCATATTGCCACCTCGGCTGCCGAGAGTTGTCCAGCCAGCAGCCCCGATAGATATCTGGGGCATCAAATCCCAATTAATTGCACCTTTAATAATTGCAGCGTTATTGAATTTCCAGTCGAGTTGACTGACTTTTCGGCCTCCTTCTTCGGCTAGATAAACACGCTCTTTTGTTTTTCCGCTCAGAGTTCCAAGACTAATGTCCGCATTTATGTTGTCAGGAGTAAACGATAAAGTCTCGGTAGAAGCAAAAGAGCTGATCGCAATAGGGGTTGTCAGGACTATTCCCAGAAGTTTCGCCCGCATAAAAGGTCTCCATTCAATCGTTTTAATGATTGAATATGTATTTTTTATATCTAACTTAATGAGTCAATTGTATATTGTTTAACTGTTTATGGTTTGTTTAAGTTTGAATTATTGTTTCGTTTTATTCATTCTTTATGGGCAACTTGCCAAGTGTTGTATTATTGTTGTGGTTTAATATGCTGGAAATTTTCTTTTTGCTGATATTTTTATCTGTCTATAGTTATTCATTTATACGCATATTAGCAAAAAAAATATTATTTTAGGTATTTCTACAGTACATTTGACACGATGATTAACCTCTATGTAGCTAGGTTTTTGTAAAGAAACTGTGCGTCACTGTATCCAGGACTGTTATGTGCCAAATAAGGAAGTTGAAGTTACCAGCTCTTACTCTAAAGCTATAACGTATAGAAAAAATGCATTTGAGACGTGTAAAATCATTTATTTAATCGCAATTTATGTAATGGCATAATCAGGTCGGTGAAAGAGGGGAGAAGAATGGATAAAAGAGCTAAAAATCAGATAGTCGATAGCGATATTGCACGTTTGTTACTCAAGCTCAGAAAGTCTCGAAACTTGACTGTTACAGAGCTTGCCCAACGATCTGGTGTCAGTCAGGCGATGATCAGCAAAGTTGAACGAGGCACTTCAAGCCCCAGTGCAACAATACTTAGTCGGTTAGCTAATGCACTGAATATTACGCTATCAAAGCTTTTTGCAGAGCTTGAGATGCAACAGAATTCACTTGTACTTTTGGCTGACCAGCAACAACATTGGATTGATGAAGAAACAGGCATTACCCGCTGGTCTTTGTCCCCAGCGGGTGCATGTCCGGAACTAATAAAAGTTGAAATCCCCCCTATGGGGCAATTGACTATCCCTGCCTCTGCAAATGAGCATCTTTCTGGACAAACTCTATGGATGTTAAGCGGCAGCCTTGATTTTCGAGTCAATCATCAGACTCATCATTTACAAGCCGGTGATTGTCTTGCTCTTACCTTTGCCAGCGAGTACCAAATGAGAAACCCAGATAGCGGCCAGAGTTGTTCTTACATTGTCGCTTTCAGCCAAAAAAATCCATGATGTAATTCTCCTAAAATTATCATGTCACATTGCGTTATAAAGATGTAATAGAGGGTAGGGTCTGCCTTGATTGTCCCGCTCGGAACGTCCTGAAAGTTTAAAGCCCATATGTTGATAAAAGCCTACAGCTTGATGATTTTGTTCATTTACATCAACGCTTAGATCAGGATGTTGAGCCAGCGCATGTGAGATCAGATGTTTCCCGACGCCAAGTCCGCGAGCTGACGCATCAACAAAAAGAGCCTCTAAATGTCCCTCATGCAAAAACATGAATCCTAGTGGCTGATCTTCCTGGTTTGTTGCTACCAGCACAGGGGTTTCTGAAAAAAAGCTGACAACTTCTTTTTCAATCTCCTGCCGGTCATGGGCTGTAAGAAAATCGTGTGTGGCATCAACGGAATTTTTCCAAATTTGGATAATTTCTGGTGCTTCAGATGGTCGCGACATTCTGATTTTTAACATGTTATCTCCCTTAAAGTGGTCGTTGCTTGTGTCTTGAGATACAAAACGAGTTATCAAATTTACTATAGTGAAATTAAATTCACAATAGTGATTTGGTTCCAGTGCCTTAACATTACCCATGAGGAGTACAATTAAACGGGTTAATCAGTATCTCCATTTGAAAGAAAAAAGACTTCTGTACTGTTTGATATCACCGCTATTTTCTTATTTGCTGTGCAGGTCGTAGTGGGACAAAACTGAGACACATAAGGTCTAGCAATGGCTTGCAAGGCCTCACATGTATTGAGATGTTAATAAAATGTAGACTTGTAATTTTGATATAAATGGTAGAGAAAATCTTTCCCCAAAATAAAAACGAACGTCAATGAAATCAAACGGTTGAATAAAGTTGATTTTGGCTAATAAAAAGACAATAAAATGATTTTTATCATTAAATATCAATGAGTTGAACTCATGGTTTTTATATACTGTTACGCCATATGGGCTGGACTGAAGCGGCTGACCTGATTGTTAAAGGTATGGAAGGCGCAATCAACGCCAAGACCGTAACCTATGACTTCGAACGTCTGATGGAAGGCGCTAAGCTGCTGAAATGTTCAGAATTTGGTGATGCGATCATCAAGAATATGTAATCACTACATGTGTTAAATATTGAAACGGGCGTATAACACGCCCGTTGTTTTATGATGATTTAAAATCTTCCCCAAAACTTTCCCCAAAACCCTTCCCCAAAACTGGCTATTTTCTATGCTGTTTTGATATCTACGATAATCCAGTCTTTACCACGATCATCATTGTATCGGTCGGTCATTTTTCTGGATTTATGACCTAACAACTTTTGCGTATCCAGACCCTGTTCCCGATATAACCGTTCTGACAGAGATCGCTGCTCATGAAATGTGGGCGCAGTTCCTTGCTCCCATTTTATGCCACATTTTTCCCTGGCCTTTTTAAAAGCCGTTGTAAGAGTATTTGCAGACACCTGGTCTCCTCTGTTTGCTTGAGAGGTAGTGTGACGGTAATGGACCAGATATTTACTAACAACAGCATCCCTGCACTGAGATATAACTTCACGAAGGGTAATATTCAGAGCATCGCATTTCAGGTTAAGCGGAATAGCAAGTTTTGAACCGGTTTTTTCCTGAGTAATGTGCAACATGTCGTCCCAGATATCAGAGAATTTCAAATTGCAGATATCGCTTAAACGTTGTCCAGTGACAAGAGCAAGTAGCATCCCGCATTTTAAATAGGGCTGCCGTCTGCTTACGCTGTCAAATATTGCCTGCCATTCGGGCAGTGATAATCTTTGGCGGTTTACTCGATTTCGCGGTTGTTTTGTTGCCTGCGCTGGGTTAAATCCTGGCGGAACATGTCCTGCGTGTTGTGCTTCTTTGAAGACGTCGATCAACACCATTCTCACGACTTGCGCCATCCTGTTATGACCTTCAGCCTTTACAGCATCAATTATTTCGGCAATATCAAGTGCGGTAATATCCTTGAGGTGTTGCATTCCACAATGCTCACGGAAAAGACGGATGGGTTTGCCTTTTTGCCGATAGGAGTTGGGTCTTAGTTCATTATGTTGCAGCCTGTCCTCCTGGATAGAATTATATTTATCAAGCCATTCTGTCACCGTAATGTCTGAGCGCCTGCCTTTCATTCTTTCCAGACGCTCATTGACGCTTAATATTTGTCGGGTACGTTGTTCAGCAATAATGGTATTTGCTTCAGTAGCAACTTGTTTTGCTTCATTCTCATCAGTTCCTAAGCTATGAAAACGACCGGATAGTGGATGTTTGTATTGCCAATATACCTTTCCGGTTCGCTTATCTAATTTGCAATATAAATTGGGTATAGAGATTTTGTGAGATCGGGGGCTAGCAGCCATCAGCGATTATCCGTTGGAGTTTTGGGTTTGCGTTTATTGGGAGTTGCGGTTCTGCAAGCGTTCCTACAAAACGGGAATTTCGGTCAATCATCCAGTAGCGACCAACTTTTATAGCGGGTGGGGCCATCATTTTCCCTTGCGCGTATTTTTTCAGAACTCGCTCACTTGGTGCTAAGTCCCCAAATTCTTCTTTAGCCCAGTCCCGTAAAGTGATTAGTCGAGACATTTGTCCTCCTCTTAGCTGCTGAGGGAGTTTGTGACCGATATATCTGACATGATATTAAGCTCATGGCAGGTACATCTCTTGACTGGTCATAGAGATAAATTTAATGCTGAGAAATGCAGTATTGAATTTATCAATTTTTCACCAGCTTCTGGTCTTTCTGGCTGTCATGCGCAAAACATATGGCTTTAATAAAAAACTGGATTGGGTTAGCAACGAGCAACTTTCCGAATTAACCGGGATATTGCCGCACAAGTGTTCTGCTGCAAAAAGTGTTCTGGTAAAGCGTGGGATTTTTATTCAGAGCGGGCGGAATACCGGCATTAATAATGTGGTCAGTGAATGGTCAACATTACCCGAATCAGGTAAGAAAAATAAAGTTTACCTGAAAGAGGTAAATTTACCTGAATCAGGTAAAAAAAGTTTACCCAAATCAGGTAAAGGCGTTTACCCGAATCAGGTAAACACAAAAGACAAACTAACAAAAGACAATATAAAACCTTTTTCGTCCGAGAATTCTGGCGAATCCTCTGACCAACCAGAAAACGATCTTCCTGTGGTGAAACCGGATGCTGCAATTCAGAGCGGCAGCAAGTGGGGGACAGCAGAAGACCTGACCGCCGCAGAGTGGATGTTTGACATGGTGAAGACCATCGCGCCATCAGCCAGAAAACCGAATTTTGCAGGGTGGGCTAACGATATCCGCCTGATGCGTGAACGTGACGGACGTAACCACCGCGACATGTGCGTGCTGTTCCGCTGGGCATGCCAGGACAACTTCTGGTCCGGTAACGTGCTAAGTCCGGCCAAACTCCGCGACAAGTGGACCCAGCTCGAAATCAACCGTAACAAGCAACAGGCAGGCATGATAGCCAGCAAACCAAAACTCGACCTGACAAACACTGACTGGATTTACGGGGTGGATTTATGAAAAACATCGCCGCACAGATGGTTAACTTTGACCGTGAGCAGATGCGTCGGATCGCCAACAACATGCCGGAACAGTACGACGAAAAGCCGCAGGTACAGCAGGTAGCGCAGATCATCAACGGTGTGTTCAGCCAGTTACTGGCAACTTTCCCGGCGAGTCTGGCTAACCGTGACCAGAACGAACTGAACGAAATCCGCCGCCAGTGGGTTCTGGCTTTCCGGGAAAACGGGATCACCACAATGGAACAGGTTAACGCAGGAATGCGCGTAGCCCGTCGGCAGAATCGACCATTTCTGCCATCACCCGGGCAGTTTGTTGCATGGTGCCGGGAAGAAGCATCCGTTATCGCCGGACTGCCAAACGTCAGCGAGCTGGTTGATATGGTTTACGAGTATTGCCGGAAGCGTGGCCTGTATCCGGATGCAGAGTCTTATCCGTGGAAATCGAACGCGCATTACTGGTTGGTTACCAACTTGTACCAGAACATGCGGGCCAATGCGCTGACTGACGCGGAATTACGGCGCAAGGCTGCCGATGAACTGACCTGTATGACAGCGCGAATTAACCGTGGTGAGACGATACCTGAACCAGTAAAACAACTTCCTGTTATGGGCGGTAGACCTCTAAATCGTGCACAGGCTCTGGCGAAGATCGCAGAAATTAAAGCTAAGTTCGGACTGAAAGGAGCAAGTGTATGACGGGCAAAGAGGCAATTATTCATTACCTGGGGACGCATAAGAGCTTCTGTGCACAGGACGTTGCCGCGGTAACAGGTGCAACCGTAACCAGCATAAATCAGGCTGCGGCTAAAATGGCGCGGGCAGGAATCCTGGTCGTTGATGGTAAGGTCTGGCGAACGGTGTATTACCGGTTCGCTACCAGAGAAGAACGGGAAGGAAAGGTGAGCACGAATCTGATTTTTAAGGAGTGTCGCCAGAGTGCCGCGATGAAACGGGTATTGAGGGTATATAAAAGAACATCAATGGGTACACAATGATGAAACAGGTGAGTTGAGTTCAAACTGTAGTACAATTCTCTCCAGTTTGAACAGGAAAGAATATGTTATGAACCCTTATATTTATCTTGGTGGTGCAATACTTGCAGAGGTCATTGGTACAACCTTAATGAAGTTTTCAGAAGGTTTTACACGGTTATGGCCATCTGTTGGTACAATTATTTGTTATTGTGCATCATTCTGGTTATTAGCTCAGACGCTGGCTTATATTCCTACAGGGATTGCTTATGCTATCTGGTCAGGAGTCGGTATTGTCCTGATTAGCTTACTATCATGGGGGTTTTTCGGCCAACGGCTGGACCTGCCAGCCATTATAGGCATGATGTTGATTTGTGCCGGTGTGTTGGTTATTAATTTATTGTCACGAAGCACACCACATTAAAAATAATTTCTTTTAAAAGACTGCAATATGGCGGTTCATATCTTTACATGGGCCGCTTTTGTTAATGTTTTTAGTTTTTGTGTATTCTTTTGTGCCTTCAAGATTATTGCGTAAGCAAATTGCAATACAATTATTGTTGTATATTCAAGATAGTGTGATCGTAATTGTCTTTTTAAATAAAAATTAAACAAAAGTTATATCCCACCACTAAGGTTTATAAAAGCATAAGTTAGCAGGTGTCACCATGAAAAAAGCCATAGCATATATGCGATTTTCATCACCAGGTCAGATGTCTGGCGACTCATTGAACCGACAGAGAAGACTTATTGCTGAATGGTTAAAGGTAAATAGTGATTATTATCTTGATACCATAACATATGAAGATTTAGGATTAAGTGCATTCAAAGGAAAGCATGCACAATCAGGAGCTTTTTCGGAATTTTTAGATGCTATAGAGCATGGTTATATATTGCCAGGAACTACATTGTTAGTTGAAAGTCTGGACAGACTTTCAAGAGAAAAAGTCGGTGAAGCGATTGAACGTCTGAAATTGATTTTGAATCACGGTATTGATGTTATAACTCTTTGCGACAATACAGTCTATAATATTGACTCTTTGAATGAGCCATATTCATTAATAAAAGCCATACTTATAGCACAAAGGGCAAATGAAGAAAGCGAGATAAAGTCAAGTCGGGTTAAATTATCATGGAAGAAAAAACGGCAGGATGCACTGGAATCAGGTACGATTATGACGGCGTCTTGTCCGAGATGGCTCTCCTTAGATGACAAAAGAACGGCTTTTGTTCCAGACCCCGACAGGGTGAAAACTATTGAGCTAATTTTTAAACTCAGGATGGAAAGGCGCTCATTGAATGCAATAGCCAAGTATTTAAATGATCATGCTGTAAAGAATTTCTCAGGAAAAGAAAGTGCATGGGGGCCTTCTGTAATTGAAAAATTATTAGCGAATAAAGCTCTGATAGGTATATGCGTACCTTCATATCGTGCAAGAGGGAAAGGGATAAGTGAAATCGCTGGCTATTATCCCAGAGTCATATCAGATGATTTGTTTTACGCTGTACAGGAAATTCGGTTGGCACCTTTTGGTATTAGCAATAGTAGCAAGAATCCTATGCTAATAAATCTACTTCGAACAGTTATGAAGTGTGAGGCTTGTGGTAATACCATGATTGTTCATGCGGTATCTGGAAGTTTGCATGGCTATTATGTTTGTCCGATGAGAAGATTACATCGATGTGACAGGCCATCAATAAAGAGAGATTTGGTTGATTATAATATCATTAATGAATTGCTTTTTAATTGTAGCAAAATTCAACCAGTTGAAAACAAGAAAGATGCTAATGAAACTTTAGAGTTAAAAATTATTGAGCTTCAGATGAAAATTAATAATTTAATCGTTGCATTGTCTGTCGCGCCTGAAGTTACCGCTATAGCAGAGAAAATAAGACTATTAGATAAGGAATTACGAAGAGCTTTGGTATCATTGAAAACTTTGAAGAGTAAAGGTGTAAATTCATTCAGTGATTTTTATGCTATTGACTTAACCAGTAAAAATGGACGAGAGTTATGCCGTACACTTGCCTATAAAATATTCGAAAAAATCATAATTAATACAGATAATAAAACCTGTGATATCTATTTTATGAATGGCATTGTTTTTAAACACTATCCTTTAATGAAAGTAATATCCGCC